GAGGATCCCGATCTGAGGGCCGCGCTCACCGCGGAAGCCAATGCTTTGCGCGAAGAGAAGATCCCAGTCGGCGAAGTCATCGAGGGTCAACCCTCGATCGACGCCCCGCAACCAAAGTCCATTCCGACCGGCCGAGTGACCGAAGGCCAACCGGAGATCAACACGCGGCAGCCGAAGTCCATTCCGGTGGGGCGAGCCACGGAGATCATCCCAGAGCAAGTTGAACCGGCGCCGAGCCCTGACGGGAAATCGGTCCGAATGCTGGACGCTCGCCCGCTGACCGGCGAACGAAAATCGGCCTCGGCTCGCAGCGCGAAGAAGCCCAAGAAGGGGGAGTGACATGGACGAAGATTTCACCAGCAGCGTGGAAGAAGCCGTGGCGCGCGGTGTGTCACGAGCGATGGCCGATCACGTCGACCACGCGGCCGACCACGAATGGATCCGCCAACAGCGCGCCAAGACCGAGTTTTGGAATGATTTGCGGAGACGGTCGATTCCTGGTATCTTTGTTGCACTTGTAACAGGAGTTTGCGCGGCCTTATGGCAGTACGTGCAAGCGCACTGGAAATGAAGATCATCCCGGAATGGCGAAAAGCGCACCGCATGCTCAGCGTGCAGTGCATGACGCTCGCCAGCTCGCTGCTGGTGACCTGGGAGGTTCTGCCCAACGATCTCAAGGCCTCGATCCCGCAGCCGTGGGTCCGCTACGGCGCGATCGCGCTGCTGGTCCTCGGCGTCGTCGGTCGGCTGGTTAAACAGCCCAGCGTTTCGGGGAAAGGGCAGCAATGAAACTGAGCCACCGTGGGCTTGACCTGATCAAGCAATTCGAGGGCGTTCGTTACGAGGCGTATCAAGATGTTGCAGGGATCTGGACCATCGGATACGGCCATACGGCCGGGGTGAAGCAGGGCGACACGTGCGACGCCACCACCGCCGACGCTTGGCTTCAGGCGGACACGGCTTTCGCGGTCGACGCAGTGAACCGTTTGGTCACCCAGCCTGTGAGCCAGAACCAATTCGACGCGCTGGTCGACTTCACATTCAATTGCGGCGTGGGTGCGTTTGAGAGGTCCACCCTGTTGCGGCGGCTGAACGCCGGCGATTACGACAGCGCGGCCGACGAGTTCCCGCGGTGGAGCTTCGCCGCCGGCGTGCACGTCAAGGGCCTCCTCAGGCGACGCGAGGCCGAACGCAACCTGTTTCTGTCGAAGGACGCTGCATGAACTGGTTCTTCGTCGCCCGGATCGCCGCGGTGGCACTTGCTGTCGGCGCGGTGTGGTGGAACGGTCACTCGAGGGGCTACGCCAAGGGGCACGCCGAAACGCTGATGGTGCAGGCGAAGTGGGATGGTGAGCGCGCGGGACAGGCCGCCGCCGCGGCCATCGCCACGGACCAAGCCCGCACCGAGGAAGAGCGACGCCGCGCGCAACAACTGGAGAACTTCCGTGCTTTTGAACGTCAACAAGATCGCCTCATCGCTGATCGTGATGCTCTGCATGCTGCTGGTGATCGGCTGCGCCTCCGGACCGCAGCCATCGCCGCCACCTGTGGTCGTGAGGCCTCCGGTGATCCCGGAGCTTCGCACGAAGCCGCCGACGCCCCCGGCCCTTTGCTCGCCGACGTGCAGTCAAGGCTTGTCGAGGCTGCTCGACAGCTTGCTGAATACGCCGACGCCCTGAAAGCGCACAACGACTTGCTGCAGCGCGACTACGAAGCGTTGCGCCCGCCGGAGCAGTGACATGCCAGTACCTGCGTGTACAGACCAAGAGTTCATCGAACTGTGGCGCACGCACGCTGGCGCCGCGGAGGTCTCTCGACGGCTTGGTGTACCGGTGAGGAGCGTGCAACACCGCCGCAGACGGCTGGAGCAGCGGTACAACATTCAGCTGCAGTCAAAGGCAGCGCGGGCGGCGCGTTATCAGCACCTGTCACCCACAGAGTATGCCGCTCGCCGGCATCTCGACGCGCAGAACGGCACCGTGCTGGTCTTCAGCGATGCGCATTTCTGGCCGGGCTTGCGCACCACGGCGTTCCGCGCCTTGCTGCACTTCACCGAGATGCTCCGGCCGAAAGCGATCATCTGCAACGGTGACGCCTTCGACGGCGCGTCGATCAGCCGCTACCCGCGCATCGGTTGGGACTCGAAGCCCAGCGTGATCGAGGAGCTGAAGACCTGCAAGGAACGGCTCGGTGAAATCGAGGAGATCGCCGGCAGTGCCAAGTTGTACTGGCCGTTAGGTAACCATGATGCTCGCTTCGAGAACCGTCTCGCGCAGAACGCGCCGGAGTACGAGGGCGTGCGGGGCTTCAGTTTGAAGGATCACTTCCCGGCCTGGGCACCGTGCTGGTCTGTGTGGGTCAACAACGAAGTCGTCGTCAAGCATCGGCTGCGTGGCGGCATCCATGCGACCCACAACAACACCGTGAACGCCGGCAAAACGATCGTCACCGGCCACCTGCACAGTCTGAAGGTGACCCCCTTCGACGACTACACCGGTACGCGCTGGGGCGTCGACACCGGCACGCTCGCCGACCCGAACGGGCCACAGTTCGTCGACTACAGCGAAGACGCCCCGAAGAACCACCGGAGCGGTTTCATCGTCCTCACGTTCAAGGACGGGAAGCTGCTGTGGCCGGAGGTGGTGCGCGTATTCGATGAGAACAGCGTGGACTTCCGTGGTCACGTCATCGACGTGTCGGGCTACTGAGACTCAGCGCCGCCGCACTGTCTGCCGGATGAATTCGTTGAACAGCGTCTGGCTGATGGCTTCAACCGCGTAGGCCTCGGACTCAGCACCGGGCTCGCGTTCCCCGATGTAGTCGCGAATCGCCTGCCATACATGCACAGCCTCGTGCACGATCAAGGCGGCCACGAAGGCACCTGTCTCGTCTTTCCGCTGCGGCGGGCACGAGACTATGAGGCAACGCTTTCCGCTCGGGTGCTGCAGTTCGCTCGTCGTGGCTCGTGCGTTTTCGCCCAACCATGAGGGCCAGTCGCTTCGCGGTATCTTGAGTTCTGCGAGCAGTTTTTGGAAACGTTTTTCAGTCGTGCACAGCACGATGTCGTAGGGGTGCCGCAATAGGGTGGGCGTCAGCGCGCCGGGGACGGGATTCTTCCTCATGATGCCGATGCGGCCCTCCACAGTTCGTCGGCTTCGCCGCCTTGCCAGCCCTGTATCCAAGGACCGCCGAGCGTCAGGTGGGCGATACCGAGCGGCACGGGTCGGGGCTCGACGTTCACCAACCAGTTCCAGCGGGGGTGCAGGTCGCCGATCTCGTCGTCGTGTAGCCAGTAAAACTGATGCAGGTCCAGCCCGCGCCGTTCGTTCACGTCACGCACGCTCATCCGCCGATGCGCCGCATGGTCGCAATTGAACAGCATGACGCTCGACCAATTCTTGCGCCCGTAGGCCGTCTGCGTCTTGCCGCCCATCTTGGTTTTCTCGGTCGGCTGCTGGTCATGCTTGACGACGTACAATGCTTGCCTGCCATCGACCTCACGCACCATTTGGCGCGGGTCTTCACAGAACACGACGTCGCAATCCACGAAGAGCGCCGGTCCGCCCTGACACAGCAGCGGCGTCAGAAACCTGGATATCGCGAACTCTGTACTTTGACGCGCACCGCTGAACATGTCGAAATGCTCTCCGCGGGTGTCCACGGGTCGCGTCAGCAGGCCTACGGCGCGCAGGCGATCGGCTTGCAGGAATTCGGCTGTCAGGCCGCTGACCTCGTGCAAGCTTTTGGCCGCCACGCGAGCGGCTTCGGCTTCGGCGTGGTCGTAACCAATGAAGACTCTCACGCCGGCACCATGATGAAGTCCCCGCTCAATTCCTCCGCTACGCGGTAACCGAGGCTCTTGAGCAGCTTCACCGCGCCTTGCGGCTCGCAGCCGAACTTGCGCGACATTTCCCGTTTCTGTTCCACACAGATCGCAGGGCGCCAGGTTGTGATGGTCTTGATGGCGCCGCGGAGGATGATCTCCTCCAGGCCCTCGGTATCAATCTTCACGAAGTCAACGCGCTCGAACCCGAAACTGTCGAGTGTCTTCATCTCGACGTCACCCGGTTCGCTGAGCTTCACCCAGGTGTCCCCGGTGCTGCTCGCGTTGGTCTGCATGCTGACAACGCCCGGCTTCTCCCCCAGCGCGTAGGGTAGGAGCTGCACGTTGGTTCTGTCCTTGAGGTTCTCCCGGAAGCACTCGCGGTGGTCCAGCATCGGCTCGAACGCGAACACTTCGTCGAACCAGTGGGAGAGGTTGTACGACCACAGCCCGATGTGCGCGCCGATGTCGATGGCCACGCGGTTGCGACCGTTGAAGTGGCGCGTGCAGGCCACTTGCTTCTTGCCCTGGTAGGCCAAGCGCCCGTTCAAGGGAACACCGTTATGCTTCATCCAGTCCAGCAGATGCTGCTCACGATCCGGCCAGTGCCACCCCAGGTCTACCTTCATCCAGAATCTCCCACAAGTTGCGAGCCACCTCGTCGACCGTGATGCGTGCCATCGACGCCCGGCAACCAGGACAATCGACACGCATTCCGCAAGCCGGCCCTGCGTGTCTTAGGTTACGCATTGTTGCATACCCGGTAACACTTGTGTCTATGAATTCAGACCACAAAATCACGCTCGGCGTACCGACCGCCGCGGCGGCGTGGTGCAGGCCTCCCTCCGTGCTGACGAAGGCGTTGCACACCGACAAAACCGCCGCGGCGTGCCGGAACGTTGGGGTGACGACACGCGCGCTGACACCAGGCAGCCAGTTCGTTTCCGGTGGCCCGCATTGCACCCACGGCAGCATCAAGGCGTCGGTCAACTGGCGCCAACGCTCAGGCAGCCACGCCTTGTTGTGGTGTCCGGTGGCAGCCTTTACGCTGGGCTCGACCATGACCATGCCACGGTACGGTTCGGCGAAGGCCAGCTCCGCGGCAGTGAAGAAGAGTTCACCGACCGGCGGGGTGTACGGCTTCCACGTCCACTTCTGTGGCTCCTTGCGCTCGATATAGGGCCGGTAACCCCCACCGCTGACGAGCCGCACGTACTGCTGCCTGATATGCGGTTTGCGGATGATCTTCGGGTTGTTGTCGAACACTTCATGCCACATCGGCTTGCCGTGCGCGCCAACGACCAGCACGGGAACACGGTGCCGCTCGAACAGCTCCCGCACATGGCCGGTGGCCATGATCCAATCGCCGCACCCCATCAGCGCCTCCTGAAATAGGTAAGCCACTCGCCACGCGGACCGTTGACGTCGTGTTCGCGCTCGAAGCCTTGCTTCACGATCGCCTTGGAGACCTTGTGCGGCGTTCCGCCAGAGCGCCCGTCGACGATCACACCGAGGCTGCCGATCGGCCAACGCACGACCACCCGCTCGTTTGCGGCCGATGCGAAACGCTTGGCTGCCTCACACGGGTCACGCAGCTTGTGCAGTACCGCCAAGAGCAAAACAACATCGTATCGACCCTCCGGCTCCCACACGTTGGCGTCCGCCTCGATGAAGTCCAGTTTCTCGGACAGCTTGGGGTTGCTGAGAGACCGTTTGAAGGCGTTGGCCACGTCAACGTGGTCCTTCACGATCTCGGCGCCTCTTGCGAACAGCGCTCCACGCTTCACGCACTCCAGCGTGATGAGCCCTTCGGCGCACCCGACGTCGAGAATAGTTTTGCCGGTCACGCCCACGAACAGCTTGTCGAGCCCGATCAACTGCTCATCGAGGTGACGGTCTCCCGTCCTCCCCGGAGTGTGGAACCAGCCCTTCTTCACTTCGTTCTGTTCAGCCATTGCCACGCCTTTCCTGTTGCGAGTTCTTCAATCGTCCATTGATTGTCGGCGAGCACGCCGAAGAGGTTTTCACGTCCGTCTGGGAGCCAGATGCTTGAGCACGCCGAGTTAGGTGACACAACCACCCCGACCCCTTCCAACAGCGCCGTCACAGCAGCTGCGGACGAATGCGTGACGAGGCCCCAAGCGTCTGTCAAGTCGCTCGGCAGCGACGCCATCTGCGCCGTCTTGTCGCGGTCCCAGGCCCTGACGACTACAGGCCGTTCGGTTGCACGCAGCGCCGTAACGGTGTCTTCCAACCAACGCTTCGCCCCAGGCGCCACGTGCTCCACGAAAAACGGGCTCTGTTCGCAGACGACCCAGTGGTGGCCGTCACGCCGCATCGGCTTCACCTCCAGTCCCAAGGCTGCGAAGCGCTTACCGTCCGTCTGCTGGGCGGCGTCGATCTGCAGCCTGTTCTTGGCGAACCGGAACTGTCTTTGCCGCGTGGCGTCAAAGAAAGCGTTGTCACCGTACCAGTACGGGGAGCCCGTGGCCAACACGCGGTGCCAGTCAACGATGTTGGACTCATTGACACCGAAGAACACCGCGCCGGGCTCGCAGCCGCCGGCGCGCTTATAGCCTTCGATGAAGGCCTGGCACAGGTCGATGGATTTTTTCTTACCTTTGACCGGGTAGGCGATTAGCATGCTTCAGGCCCTCCAGAATGCGTTTGAACGGTTCGCCACTCTCGATCTCGGCGAGCGTCCACTGCCCGTGGCTCATCTTGTGCAGCGCGTTGGCGCGCGCCGTGTCATCCAGAAGCAGCATGTTCACGCGCGTGACGCTGCGCACCGCAGCCTCGGAGCAGATCCACCAAGGCGCAGCGCGCACGACCGGGATGCCTTCGACCAGCGCGCGCACGCCGGAGCTGCTCGACCAGATCACGCAGGCGTGCGCGCCGCGCAGATCATCCTCGAGCGGCTTACCGGCGTGCCGGCCGGGGTGCGGGCGCAGCCGAACTTCGCGTTTCGTCAGCCTCTGCACTTCAGCGACGACGGCCGCGTCCCAACGGGATGGACTGCGCATCTTGCAGCTGCCGATGCCGCGTTGAGCGCACACGAGCACATGCTCGCCGGCCGCGCGCCACGGTTTGACTTCGACGCCGAGCCCGGAAAATCGATCTTCGGTCCCGATCGGGAACCAACCGGAACCGTTGTGCCCGTGCTCACTGATGGCGTACAACTGGTGGCCGGCACCGTCCACGCCGAGGTAGCCGTTCTCGCAAACCAGCACGACACCGCCTTGGCTTTCCCACTCGTCGGCGAGCGCCTCCTGGCCCCATCTTGTTCCACAGGACCAGCAGGTCACCGAGCCGCGGTACACGCGACGTCGTCGGCTTCATGCCGAGTCGCTGCAGACCATGCTCGAAGGCATCGCGGCGGTAGTGCGGCTCCTGGCGGATCATGCAGTGGTAGCTAGGCACTGCGCACCTTCCAGTGACGGTATGCGATTAAGGGCGTCCTGCCTTGCCCAACCTTGGTCGAGTCAAGAAACAAGCGGCCTTCCCAGTTCGTGTAAAACGTACCGCAGTACCACACACCATCGTGCTTCCAAATACGCGGCTTCACGGCAGTTCCTGCTCGATCGTCGACATCGGGAACCACGGTAACGCGGAGCCCGGTGTGCAGTTGATGATCTCGACACCGAGCCGCTTGGCGTCCTCGGCGGTCTTCTTGAATTTGTGGATCCACTCGCCGAACTGCTGCTTCTGCACGAGCGGGGCCGGGTGGTCCGGGTGCCAGTGCTTGCGGCCGTCGACCTCGCGCATGTCGAACCCGAGCAGCAAGATGCGCCGCGCGCCGAACAGGTACGCCAGGTTGATCGCGCCGTGGCCGCTGTTGCCGGCGGTATGGATCACGTTCTCGCCGAGGCCCTCGCGGTAGCAGCCGCGGCACAGGTTCAGGTTGAAGCGCTCAGCGGCACCTACGTCCTGAGTCCACACGTCGCCCATGAAGCTCTCGCGCACATCGTCGATGTTGTGCCGCCACCATTGGAAATCGACGGCGTACAGCACATCGGCGTAGTTCGCCAGCTTGTAGGTGCTGTTCGTGACGATCCTGCACACGTCCTCTGAGAGTGGAGGCACTCTCGTCCAGCCTAGTGACGGCCCGCTGGCCATCACGAGCGCGGTTTTGCTGCTCCAATCAGGAAACCTACTGTTGTCCATCTTCGCTGTCCGCAATCGTGTAGTGCTTGGGGTTCTTGTCAGCATGCCGAGCAAGAATTTTCTCGGCCAGAGCGTTGAGTTCGTTCATCTGCACGCCCCGCGCCCGTGGCGGCCGGTCATCGACCCAGTTCCCTTGCAGGATTGAATCTCTCAACACCATGAGTCCGGCGATTGCCTTGTCGAGGTGGTGCAGGTCAGAGTCCGGATCGATGTCAGTTCCTTCCCACCAATCCGTGAGATGGCGCCCAACGATGGCGTCGAAGTAAACCGAAGCTCGCGTTCCCGCCGCCCGGTAGTTGTGGCGACCGTATTTGGCAGCGCCCTCCATCATCGCCAGGGCAACACGACACAGTACCTGCCACGGTAGCACTGAGAACGAGAGCTTGCGAATGCCGATCGCATCCTTGGGGTTGGTGTCTTTGAGCGCGGGTTCAGCGCCAACCAAGCCACCAGGAAAAATACAAACTCCGAGGTGCGGAAGACCTCTCTCGACCGCGCAGTATTTGCACCTCACAGATCTCTCCTCAGGTATTCGCGATGTTGAACAAACGTGCCCTTGACTAAAAACCCCCAAGTGCCTTTGTATCGCCCGGTGATGAACAGGGTCCATGGCTGCACGCCGGGCCGCAGGTCGATGCGGTGCCAATGCTTGGGTGTGCGAAAGAGGATCGAGCCGGGACCGTGCCACTTCTTGTGGATCGCGAAGCCTTGGCTGTCGTACATCGTCTCCCAGTAGCCGCCACGCAAGATGATCGTCACGAACCACCAGGGGTGGTTGTGCGGATGCCTGCCGTGGTCTGAGGTCAGGATGTTGTGGATTCGGGCAGCTACACCCAGTTTCTGCAGCAGCCTGGCGATAGGTCGCCGGCGGCCGTCTACCGGCCCCGTACCATCGTGTAGGGGCATCTTGATCGGGCGCCCGTTCGGGAGCGTCGTGTCGCGCATCATCACTGTGCTGTAGGGCACCAGCCAGTACCGCAGCATGTATCCGGGTAGCGCCGAGTATGGAGTGCGTTTTGCGTACTCGATCAGCCAGTCCACAGCTCGCGTCAGGCCCGGTCGGATCCAGCAGAAGATCATGAGGTCTACAACCACCAGGAGGGCCAGGAACAGGGCGATCAGAACGAGTACTTTTAAAGTCGCAGTCATGCTTTCACTCCTTGCGCCGCTTCATGGCGGCCATGAGAACTTCATCGACAGAACGCTTCTCGCGGATAGAAACACCGACGTCCTCGTCTACCGTGCCGCCGGCGACGAGGTTGTAGACGTACACCGGCCGCTGGTGCCCGGACTGCATTTGCCGCATGGGGCCGATGCGCTCGATCAGTTGGTCGTGGGGTCCGCGTGCCCACCAGCGCGTGAAGAACACCAGGATGTTGGTCACGTCCTGGAAGCCGTCGACACCGTGCCCGATGCTTTGCGGATGCACCAGCGCGATAGAGATCCGACCGGCCTTGAAGTCCGCTTCGTCGCGCGCCGTGCTGATGTGGCGCGCTTCCGGGAACCTCTGCTTCAAGCGCACCAGGTCCGGCTTGAAGTGGTAGGCCACCAGCACCGGCATACCGTTCGCCTCGGCGATGATGGACTCCAGGGCCTGCAGCTTCTCGTCGTGGACCTGTTGCCAGTCCGATGAGTCCTCGCCGACGTAGCACGCGCCGCTGGCGATCTGCAAGCACTTGATGGTCTTGCTCGCTGCGTTGAAAGCCTCGGCGTCGCCGGCGAGGAACGCAGTGAACATCTCTTTCTCCATCTCGCGGTAGTGCTTGCGAGCCTTGGGCGGGAGATCGACGACGACATCGCGGACGATCGGTTCGTTGAGGTCGAACCAGTCCTTCGGGTCGAGCGTCAGGCAGATGTCTTTCAGCAGTTCCTGAATCTCAGCCTGGGCGTGGGGGAACACAACACGTTCGACGTAGGACTTGTCAGCACGCACAGCGTCTTTGACGCGGCGGAATCCGAACCAACGGTTTTCGAACGCGCTGTACGAGCGGCCCAGGCGCGTGCCTTCGTCCAAGAACCACATCTGGCCCCACAGGTCTTCGAGCCCGCGTTCGCAAGGCGAGCCGGTGAGGCAGACCCAACGCTTCACCTTCTCGTGAGCGATGTGCTTGAGCGCTGCGGCGCGCTTGCCGCCCTGGCGCGTACGGAAGCTCTTGAGCCGGGGCGACTCATCGGCGATGACCATGTCGAACGGCCACTCGTCGCCGAGCTGCTCAACGAGCCGAGGAACGTTTTCGTAGTTCGTGGTGTAGAAATCAGCGTCGGTCGCCAACGCACGCCTGCGCTCGTCCGGCGTGCCGACGATCGGGCTGCAGCGCATGTGCGCGAACTGCTTCCACTTCTGTGTCTCGTTCGGCCAGGTGCTGCGCGCCACGCGCAGGGGGCCGATGACCAACGGCTTTTTCGCCATGCCGGAGAACAGAAGACCGTCGATGGCGCACAGCGTGGCACTCGTCTTGCCCATCCCCATGCCAGCGAACAGCGCGCAGCGCGGCGTGTCGAGCACGTGCTGCACCATCTGCTGCTGGTAGGGGAAGGGCTTGAAGTCACGCACCGGGCTTCTCTCCGAAGGCGACTGCCAGGCAGAAGCCAACGACGATGGTGCCAAAGAAGACGGCAGCGGGGTTGGGCGCCGTGATGAGCGCGTGCGCGCCCATACCGGCGATGAACAGGAATAGTTCTTTCATTTTGTGTCCTCGGTTTTCATTTGGTGGAGCATGCTGAGCGCCACGACATCCGCGTCTTGCCACTCGACCCACTCGGCCCGGTATCCCAGCTCATCGCGCTCGCTGACAGTGACTTCAACCTGCAAAACGACCAGCGGTTGGCGGAACAGCCGGGGTTCGGCGCGGTAGCGTATCTTTCCGGTGAGCGTTCTCATGCTGTGATCCCCAAAAGTTGAGCCTGCCGTTGGCGTGCGCGCGACTCTGCGCGGACTTGCTTTCTCGGCTTCGTCACCCGCTTGGCGTCTTTTTGATCGAGGCCCACGGACCACAGCTTGCCGTTCATGCGGCCCAAGCGGTCCTTCTCGTGCCCTGACACGTAGACGACGCCTTCGGCGTGCAGCTCTTTCAGCCAGAGCCACACGGTGAGCTTGGTGAGCCCTGTCACTTCGGCGATCTCCGCCGCTGACGTCGGGCCTTCCATCATCAGCCGCAGCCCTTTGGCGAAAGCCATGGCGTTGAGCTTGCGTTGGGTCATACTTCGACAATCTCCTCGAAGCCGTATGGCAATGCCTTCTTTACCGCAGCGACCCTTTGCTTGAAGCCTCTGTTCTCAGCTTTAGGAATCCAATTCGTGTAGGCGCCGCGGTCGTTGAGCGTGAACTCGAGACGCACTTCAGCCTCCCATCCGCCTAGAATCGCCGGCATATCGATCTTCAACAGCTGAGTTTTGTCGACGATGTACTGCGCTATCTGGCGTGCCAACTGGCTTTTTATTTCACGAACGATTAGCTCAGGGTCCACGTTTCTCAAGAAAAGAAGACGCTCTGCGTCGACCCTATGCGCTACCACAACCACCAGCGGTTGCGGCGGTGCCGGGTTGGCGCAGTAGGCCTCAGTCGAGAGGATCTCGTCGATCTTGCTGCGGGTCCGCGCCATCACGCACCTCCCAGCAATCGATCCACACCCTCGATGCTGTCGATCACCTCGACACGCTGGCCGAGGGCGCGCATGCGCTCGTGCTCGCGCAGCTGGTGCGGGTCCGGCTTCTTGTTTGGGGCTTTGAGTTCCACAAAGAATGAACGTCCAACCCCTTCTACGCGCCGCTGTACTTCGGTCAGCCACTCGACGGCTCTCGGATCTTTCATGGCCACAGCGACGGGCGTTGCCAAAACAGCGTTGTTCCCCGGCAGCATCACAAACCGATCAGGTGCGCCGCGGCGTCCCGGCCATGCGACCTTGCGCACCTCGCCGCCGAGTTCATTCACTCGCTTGACGAGGTAGTCTTCGATGTAGCGTTCAAGCATGCTGCTTTCTCCAGTCTCTTTCGTTCGTTGCGTTCTATGGTGTTGTCGCGACGAGTCCACAAGTCTCAGTGGTCCGGGTTCACGCAACTGGTGCAAGTGCACAGGTGCTGGATCGTTTCTTCGTCTGGATCGAGGACGTCAAAGAGATCCTCGGCGTCGCGTGCCCGCGCCCTGAAAATCCCTTCAACCAAGCGCGTGACGCGCACGGCCGTGGGGTTCTTCCGGCTCGGTAGCCGCAATGTCAAACGCGCGTAGCCTTTGGCGTCGGTGTTACTCAACCACAGCCAGCACGATTGCTCGTTCTCCGGTTCAGCAACCTGAGCCATGATGCGTTCCGTGAGCGTCTCGTACCGCCGGGCCACAGCTCATCTCCAGACGGCGGCCAACGCCGCGCCGCGGTCGTTGTAGGCGCGAGCGAACGTCAATGCGCCGCGCTTCCCTGGTCCGCCGGTCACTGTGAGATAGCCCGATTTCCGTAGTTCACTCACTTGAGCGGCGACGCTGTTGCGCCCGCGCCCGAACATCCGCCGGATGTCCATGACCGTGAGCAACGCGTCTGGGTTGTCGTCGAAGTGCTTTTCGATCCTCGCTCTCAGGGACGTGTCCTGTTTCTTAGCCGGCATGGTCAGCTCCCGAACGCGTCGGCGTTCAACTTGCATTGATGCAGCTTGCCGGGCTGCAGGCTGAACAGCGTCCACTTGCCGGTCTGCAAGCGCCAGCGGACGTCTTCGGAGCTGCAGCGTGGGCAGCGATCTTGGCGCTGCTCGGCTGTGGCGTCTTTCGGTGCTTTGCCGGTGGCTCGGTCGTTGAAATAGTCGGCAGGATTCATGATCAGTCCCTCAGCGTTGGCTGGAATTCGTGAAGCTGCCGTTTGGCTCGGAGGTACACTCGACTCGCTTCTTCGGCTGTGTCAAAAAGTCCCAGGTAGATGTGCTTCCCGCCAACGCCGATATTGGCTTCAAACTTTCCTTTTCGATGCCGCCGAACACCGAGGAAACCTGTCTTGTTTGCGCGTCCCACCGACTGGTTCTGGCGCTGCTGGTGATGAGTAGCTAACCGCAAGTTTCTCCACCTGTTGTCGGCCCTATTCCTATTCTTGTGATCGACCGTCTTTTCTGGCCAAACCCCGGTGACATAGAACCAAGCCAGACGATGAGCGCGGTAGGTGACCCCGTCTATGCCTACTATCACGTAACCGGTCCGTTTGGAAAGCGTTCCAGCGGTGTCACCGACTCGGGGGCGCTGCCCCCGCCGTGTCGCTATCCAACTAAATTGACCTGATGTCTTGGAGTAGGCGAGCAGCGAACGCAACCGAGAGTGGTTTAGTCCTTTCGATACCGGTAGGTCTCGAACCCGGCTGCGGCTAACGGGAGTCCTCTGTTCCATGACATTTCGCTACACATCAATGTTGCCAGTATGTCAGAAGTGAAATCACTTGTGTCTGGCGTTTCGCAGACCAGCTCATCGTGGACGTGCAAAACCACCGCGTATCCGTGTTCTTCAGCGATCGGCATGCACTCCGCTAGTTGGTCGCAGGCTGCAGCCTGGACGATGTTTTCAAAGAGCTTGCCGCCGTATGTCTTGACGCGGCCCCATTGCCGTGTGTACTGGTTGAGACCGATGTAGCTGATCGAGCCGTCCTTTGCGATTTCGGGCTCGGGGTAGCACAGCTCGCGGCCTGACGGCAGCGCGATGCGGAGCCACGCACCGCTGCGGCGCATCTTCACTTTGCGGCACGGGAACGTGACGCCGGGGTTGTTGATCGCTTCGCGGGCTGTCTCTTCCAGCTCTTTCCAGTAGGAGGAGACCGCGGGGTGGGCCTGGCGCCACAGCCGCTTCAGCGCGTCGCACGTCGCGAACACCTTCTCTGGCAGACCGTAACGGGCTTTCGCTTTCGCGGCTTCTATGCTTGCGGGGTTCTTGTGCAGCTCCGAAAGCTTCTGGCTTTTTTCGAGCCACTGTTCTTCGGTGATTTTCCCGCCAGTGAACTCTAGATCGAGCTTGGCCTTAGCGATCTCGTATTTCTGTTCTATTTGCTCGTACAACCACTGCAAGAAGTTCTCGGCTTCTTCCACTGTCTTCCTGGGCAGCGTGTCGAAAACTTGCTCGGTCATCTTCGCCAGGTCGATGCCGTAAGTGGCCGCGCCGGTGAGCCACGCGCCGACGCCACCGCCGTACTGGAACATCAGCTCCATGACCTTGCCGATCTGGCGCTGCAGGAAAGCCTCGTATTCGTTGTCGCTCAGTCGATCGACGTTGAAGGCGCCGCAGTACGACTTGACATACAGGTCAGGCCCCTTGCGGACTGCTTTCCGCTTCCCGCCTTTCTCTTCGTAGCCGAGGATCGTGTCGAAATCACGAAAGGCCTGCAGCTTCCACTCCTCACCGGCTGTCCACGCCGCCACACGGCCTTCGATGTTGGACAGGTCAGCGATGACCATCTTCTTGCCCGGCGGTGCCACGATGACGCCGCGCACCGCGTTGCTGACGGCCGACATCACGTTGTCGAAGATCAGGTCCACGGCGCCGGTCTTGATCGACTCCACGGCCACGTCGATCATCTCGTGGCCCATCGTCGGGCGCATGAGGTTGCCAGGCTGGAAGAGACGGTGTGCCCACCGGCCTGTGCGCCCGGCGCCGCGGAACTGGTGGCAGCCACGCAGGCGCCTGTCGCGGCACACGGAGCGCAACAGCGCCTTGTACTTGCCGACCGTGTTCATCGACGCCTGCAGTCGAATGCGGATGAGCTCCTTCACGTGCTCCGGCAGGTCGGGATCGCTGAGCCTGCGCTCCAGTGTGTCGGCGCGCATGTCGGGCAGCTCGACGCCGTGTTCTGCGAGGATGTACGCGAGCAGGACATCGC